TTTGGCGTTTTTGGGTTTCCAAACATCATAAGCCATATAAAACCTGCTGCTCGTTTTTTGGCCACTTCTTTCGAATTCTTCCAAATGCTCGAAAGTTTGCTCATGCTCGAATTCTTGGTCTTCTATACCCAATAAAGAATAGTTAGCCCCCCACCTCTTATTTTCTTTGACTGTATATTCTCCATACATAGAACTGTGTAGCTTTGATTCGGCAGTCCAATCCGGCTTGGTATTCAATATGTTATAAAAATTAGAATCTAAATCAGACTCAAGGTCCAAAGCACCAAGTCTATCTGAGATAGATAGAGGCAATCGGTTGGGCTTGCATTTGGGACAAAGAGAAGTAACAGTGAGTTTCTTCTCTTTCAAGGAGTTTCTCTCTTCGGTCATTCTCTTTTCTTGCCTGCTCAATTGTACTAGACCCTGCTGGACTAGCTGGTTCAGCCTTAGGAACTTCTTCCTCAACTTCTTCTTTATTTTCATCTAAATTTTTTTCTTCCATATTAACTACCCCCTTACAGTGATTCGATTATCGTTCTGTTTACTTCTATTTGTTTGATGTCTGCATTTATTCCTCTAAGATATAATAATGCGAATGGGGCAGTTAAAGGTGCTACTGCCATTGAACCTACCATGAATGCCCTGGATATTTTTGCTAAAGTTTCAAATTCATCTATACTTTCTAATGCTAAATCTTTTTCCATATCTCCAAATTTAACTCTGTTTACTAATCCATTAGATTGAATTTTTGCCCCGCTAGCCATATTGTCTGCTGCGTACCATTGCCCAATACCTGTTATTCCTGCAGCTATTATTTGTCCTTTAAATGAGAATAATTGTTTTGGGAAAGATTTACTTGAAAGTTGTTTAGCAATTTCATCCACTCTTAATTTGTTTATTGCTTTCGAAACTTTTGTTGCTTGGTTGTAGGAGATTTTATTTGCTCTTACTAATTTATTTAAGTTTGCTCCAGCCCTGTTAGCATTCAAAACATTCTTTGCAGATTTTCCAGTTCTTACTAATCTTACAAGTTTGCTAAGTGTTGATAATCCAATAGCTCCAGTTCCAAATGTAACTATTCCTATTGCTAATGGAACTCCTATTTTAGCTCCTAGGACTAAACCTTTCTTAACATCTGCATCGAATTGATCTCTTCCAGATAGTTTTTCTTGTTGAGGATTTCTTCTTGCTTCTTCTTGTTCTACTGCAAGGCTACCTAAATCATTTTCAAAGTCTTTCTTTGATTGGATTATCGCATTTCTTAATTCCGTTTCTTCAATAGGATTTCTGAATTTACCTTCAGCTAGTTGTTTCTCGAAGAATGCTATTTGTTTTGCTCCCTTTTCTACATTTAAAGTTCCTCCACTTCTTTGTTCTGGAAGAAATTTTTGTCCTGTAGCTTCTATAGCTGCTCTTCCAGAACGACTTACTGAAGTCTTAGGTTCTTGAGTTGTTGAAGTGGTTTTTTTCTTTTCACTTTTTTGTGCTCTTGATTCCTTAGGAGTTATCCCACCTGGTAAGAATCCACCTAATCTTTTATCTGCTTTTGCAAATCTTTCTTTTACTCTTTTCTTTAATTTTTCAAATACCATTAAATTACTTGAACCCCCATATTTGCTAGAACAACTCCTATGAAAGCCCAGACAACTTTCTTTAGTCCCCTAACTTCTGTTTGTAGTTCCATAAAATGTTCTCTTAATGTTTTAGGTTTCATTTTCCACTCCCTGCAGTTGTATCATTTGCATCTATGTTTTCTGGACCATCTTTTTTATTGTCAGATAATAACTCATTCTCTAAACTAGCTGGGAACTCCAATTCTATGACTAGCCCTAATTGTAGTAACACTTGTTCTTCTATGAATAGTTGTTCTTCTTCGATTGTTTGCTGGAATGCTAAGTATGCGATCTTTACCGCAGCTTCAGTAAGACCACCAGCCCCACCCACGATTATCTTAGGAACTCTAGCTTCCATATAGAACTTATCATCGAGCATTGCTATCCAAGGGAGCGGATTCAGACTAGCATTTGGTGCTACACCTAGCACCTCTGGCACTACTGCATCCTTAGGGATGTACATATTTTCCCCACCTGCTGCCTTTGCTGCATCGTTCTTAGCTACGAAAGCTGCTACTTCTACAGGGTCATCGAAATCTAAATGGAATATCCAACGAGGGTCCACGTTCCAATGTAAAACTCTTCTCCAGTCTCCCATAGCTTCGTTCTTCATATCTATGATTAACTTTAACTTTTGGATTATCCCTCTACCGTGAATTTCATCAGCTACTCTGTTTCTGCAGAGATAGAATATTTGGTCTGGTTTGAACTTCTTAGGTGACTGTCCCTTAGTCTTTTGAGTTTGCTCGAATCTTTTTATCTGTCCATTTCTACCAGCTATGTGAACCATCACAGAAGGGTCTAAAGGTTTAAGATTGATTAGATTTCTATTCTTATCTCTTATGATTTCTGCATAGAAGTTTCCACCGATTTGCATTGTTCTCATTGCATTCTCTAGGATTGAGTTGAAAGTATCAAATCCAAAACCTCTAATTTGCATTAAGATTAATTCAGTATCTTCATCCAAAGTCTTTACTCCTTTTCCTACAGTCCAAGTAGCTAGAGCATCTATAACTGAAGTTATCTCTGGAATCTTTTCATCTGTATAATAACCGAAGTAAGTAGTCCAGTTTTCCTCTTGCCATTTAGATTCTTTTTGATCGAAGATTCCATCTGTGCTTTGAGTATCTACTGAGAAGTCGACTATCTTGTTTGTTAAGTCGGAAGCAGTTGCGCTTCCTATTTTTGTATCTGGCATTTTAAGGTTCTGGGATTTCGAATGGGATATATACTGGGCTTTGTGAGCCATCATTTTCTAAAGTCATAACACCCCCCCCATCTATTTTTAATAGTGTAAAGATTAATCTTATCTTTTCTCCTTTCTTTATTAGAGTTTGTGTTAAAGGTAATTGGATTGGAAAATCTAACGCCGAAGTGCCAACCGTTGTGGAAGTTATTTCTGAACTTAAATTTACTGTTGATAAATCATCAAGAACTTTTACTAATTGAACACTATAAGCATTTGTTCCACTTGTTGCAGAAACCCTACTTACACAATATGCTGTTCCTTTAACCGTTCTAGGAAGATTGAAAACTGATGTATCAAAATTAAATATGGTTATTGTAGTTCCACTGCTTGTCACTGGAATACTTGTCAATGTGGAATCTGTAAATAAAAAACGTGTTGTTCCACTTGCATCTTTTGATGCTTTAGGATAGAAAACTTCATATCCTAAACCACTAGCTATATCTTTGAAATCGAAGCTAGCTATGAACTCTCTTTTAGGTGGAAATGCACTAGGAAAAGCCATTTTGAATATCCTCGAATTTAATAGCATAACCTAAATCTAAAGTTAAGTCATTCATATTTCTACCGAAGTGAGTTACTTCTCCTAACAAACGTCCAAACTTCCCAACTCTACTAGTGGCTAATTCTATATGAACATCTTGATTTAGGAGTTCTGATTCTAAGAATTTCTGTGACTTAGGACCCCCTTGTTCATCAAGTTCTGGGGCTGCAGTCCTAGCAAATCTAATTGGGAAGTCGAAGTCTCTATCTGGAACTCTGACTTTGATAGTGTCTCCATCTATTACTCTTATAACTTTAGCATCGAAAGGTTCGACCATTTGTTTGTGAGGGCTTTCAAAATAGTAGAATTGTAATTGTGAGTTTGATAGTTCTGGGAAAGCTTTGAAGTCATGTCCTTGTGCCATTATGATTTTAGGAAAATCACATCCTTTTGTCCTTTAATTATTGAGATTCCTCTAAGAACTCCATCTCTTAGAACTGAGATTCTATCTTCATATTCAGATCTAGTAGTTGAGCCATCACTCCCATTTGGTTTAGAATTCCATGCATCTATTGCTACAAGTCTAGAAGCTATGTCTGGAATCATTTGTTGCTTAGCTGTTGCTACATCGTAACCCGAGAAAGTATCTCTTGCAACATTCATAATTGTAGCTTCAGCACCACTTATTGATTCTGTCCAGAAAGCCTCAGGTTGTGTTACGTCTACATTATTTCCAGCCATTCTAACTGCTGCTCCTGATAAGATGAAACTTCCCATATTATCCGTAGTAAATGAAAGGTTTTAAACTTTTGTCTTTCAAACAGTACGCTAATCTCTTTAATGCTTCGAAGATGTGGTCATAGTTTCCATATATCTTTAACTTCCCATCAGAGTAATCACATTGCATAGTTCTTAGAGAATGTCTTATCCTAGTGTCATCAAGTAGCTGTATTTTTCCATTTTCTGCTAGATTTCTGAAGTTTATTGCCATAACTTCCCCCAAAAGTGGAATTTTTTTAACTTCTGTGTGTGTTATTGTTCTTTTTAATCCAATTCTTCTAGGTTTTTTTATAGAATCTATACTTCTAGAAGCGTTATTTGTAGTTATTATCTTGTTTCTAGTTTGTCTGTTTTCAGATAGAGGGTCAGAAACTCCAACTCCCATTCCCCCATCATCTATGTAGATTTTCTTGTGATTGATCAGAAGGTCTTTCTTTAATATTAGTCTAGTCGTATCTGGCAGTGTCTGAGGTTCTGGGATAGTTAGGTCAAATTGAATTAGTCTTTCTCTATTGATTCTATCTCCAGAAACTAAGACAGTTTCATCTCCCCCCATCCTAGCTATGTCTATGCCTTGGTATTTATCTCCTATTGGAACGTGTTGTTTTCCTGTACAGATTGCATCTATTAGTTCCTTTGTGAAGAATCTCTCAATACCCCCAACGAATAAACCTAAGTGTTCTTGTTGGTACTGGAGTTTTGTCATACGTTCTTTTTCATCCTTTCTGAACTCTATTAAGTTAGTTCTCTGAGGTTCTGGCCTTCCTGCTATCACTTCATCTGGGTCTACATGAATGAACTCAAACTTCTTGTTCTCTGACATCCTGAAGAAGTAGTTCTCTTTTCCTAAAGGCGTTGATAGGAGTATAATGCTACCCCCTGTTGTAGCTAACATAGGAGTAACTGATGCCCAAACTTCCTCACTTATGAAAGCTGCTTCATCAGCGTAAAGTCTGTCTATAGTATACCCTCGTATACCGTATCCGTCATCTCCTGTAGGTAGGCATCTAATTATAGATCCATTCCTTAGCTTTAATTCGTGTTTTGTTGGTCTGTCTTTACCAGAGCAAATATATTTATGTTTGCTTTCTTTATTTTCAGGTCTGTAATTTGGGTCTTTATCAAATATGTAACCCAAAACTTTCTCAAATAGAAGTAAAGATTGTCTATCTAC